GGCAACCGCATGTTCGGCGGCAACTTCGCCTACACCAGCGACAGCCGTTTCCGCCGCGCTGTCGAAGAGATCACCGGCGCAGACTTCGCTGGCCCGGTCCACATCCACGACCGTTTTGAAGGCTAATCAACCGGCGGGGCTTCGGCCCCGCCCCACCACCATCGAAGGGAGACAGACGATGAAAAACCCACAGACAATTTTCCACAAAGACGGCGTTTGGATTACTGACAAGGAAAACGCTTTGAAAGCAATTCGCGAGGCGCGCGCAGCTTTACGTCTGGCTGATTTTAATCTCGATCAATTCGGCTTGCGCGGTATGGGCGTATTGCCAGAGGGCAAAGCCTATCGGTCGGTCGCTGTAAAACTTTGGGAGCTTCGCGAGGCGCTTTCCGAGTATGAGGCAGACCTGCTGGATATGGACATTCGTGACGGCATCCCTGACCCGCGCGAAACGTCCCTGCCTATTCCTGAGATTGCAGAATGACCGCCTGCCCGGAGTGCGGCGGCAGAGGTGTCGCCGTGTACGAGGTCGGCGTCGCGGCACCAATGGCGTGGCGCGGCGGTGAGATCGAAGACCGCGAGATGGAGTGCGAACTGTGCGGCGGCTCAGGCGATGTTGACGAGGAGGTCGCCGAGCGTTACGATCCTTAATTCCTCCCTAGAGAACTGGCCCCGCCTCGTGCGGGGTCTTTTTTTTATTTCTTCCTTACGCTCTCAGCCAGACCGCCGCCGAAGTAAAAGCCGACGATGCCAAGCATGATTTCGCCCAGCCACATCTCCGACGCAAAGTCCTTTGCGGCTTGGACGTTGCTCATGTCGATCACGCCGTACAGTGCGCCGACGACGCCGTTCGCCATAATGAACAGGAACATCGCCGTGAACATCAGTGCGATGTATCGCTGCGCCAGCTTGAAGGGCTGGTAAGCCGCGAGAAGGTCAGTCTTCGCCTTGCTCTTGGCTGCGACCCCTTCTGCGTCGCTGGTGTGCATGTCATCGATCAGGTCCATCCCCTTCGAGATAACCGCTTCCGATCCTAGTATCTTTCCAAGTATTGCCAGCATTATTCCATCACCTCAAATTTCATATCCGTTGCAAAACAAAGCATGTCCTTGTTCACGGGCATGCGCTCTTCCCAGTTGATATACGTCCCGGCGACGTGGCACTCGGCCATCGTGTCATGCGCCGACAGGACGTGCGACGTGATCTGCCCGTCCGCCTCCATCACCAACAATAACAGCAGCCACTTCATTTGCTTTCGTGTCCCATCCAGATCGCGAACGCACCAGTGGCAGCGCCGACGATGGTTGAGACGAAGGCGGTCTGCTGCGTCGTCGCCTCAACGCCCAGCCCCATAAACCAATCGCACACATTCCACGCCATCAGCGTGAACGCCAGCATCATAAAACGCGGGATTATTTTGTACTCAAGCAGCGTCTTACTCATTGCGATTTTTCCTCGCCTGCTCTTCGGTGGTGCGGTTGTGCATATCCCACAAGATCACATCCACTCCCCGCTAATCATCATCGCGGCGGTGTCCTCAGCGCGTTTTCCGACCTGCTTGGCCCAGCGGCTGTCGAGCAATTCTGCGGCGCATTCGGTGTACGCCCCTTCTGCCAGCCTAGCCTGAGCCTTGACGAATTTATCCCAACGCGGTTTGCCGAGATTAAAGAGCAGCCCAATGATGCAGGCTTTTCGCGGCTCATTCAGGTCGCTGAACCACGGGTACGTCTCTGCCTCCGCCTGACAGCGCTTCAGATCATTCGCCAGCAGATAATCGATCTCGTCATCGCTCAGGCCATTGTCGTCTAAGTTGCGCCCCACGCCAATGGTTAGCTTCGGCGGCGTGGCCGTGTCGTAATAAGGCTTGTGACGCACACCCTCGTGGTGCTTGATCATTTCAATCAGTTTATCCATTTCTCGTCTCCATAACGATTGCGACGGCGCGCTGCCAACTGTCCTCTTCAAGATCAGGCCGGGCGTAAAACTCCGGGCTGCGCCGCTCTGATAACTTATTTATGCCACACGCCGCAGAAAAAAACACGCGCCGCTGATCAATGGCGACGCGGGCGAGGATATCATACACACGCTGATCGGGTCTGGTCTTCTTATCGCGGCCCGACCCAAGCTGGTGGTGGTAGGTCAGCGCGCCGCGATCTCGCTGCTTCCGTAGCCGGGCGCTCTTGACTTGCACCCGCATGAAGTCGTTGTCGTGCCACGCGACCACATCGACCCCGTCCATCGGCGCATGCCCCGCCTTCCATCCAAGATCAAGGATTGCGGCCAGCGCTATGTACTCGCCTTGAAGCCCCGTCGTTGTGGCGGATGGCGGCACGTTACTGATTTTTGAGGAACGTCACAAAAAAGTAGAGAATGCCAGCACCGGCAATCAGGATCGCTGGCAGCACGGTCCACAGAATGATTGCGTCGCGCACTTTGGCGCGGCGTTCCAGTTCATCTTTCTGCATCTGACGCTGTCGTGCGATCTCAGCTTGCAGCCGTTCCCACGCGCCGGGCTTGCCGTACAGTTGGAAGATCGACCGCATCTCTTTACGCAGATTGTCAAGTTCCTCCTTGCGGAAAAACTCATCGATGCCTGACTGCTCTGCGCCGCTCATCTTGCTGAAGATGCTTTTCTTCTTCCGCGCCGCGCCGAAGTTCAGTTCCGCCTCAGCCTTCGCATAGCGCGAGATCGGACCCGAAAGTGACGACAGGTCTTTGCCCGCCTTGATCGAACCACTGATGGCCCCAGCGGCGCTGCTGATCATGCTGAAAGCTGAAATGGGATCGATCATTACCGCCTCGCCAGCATCACGATTGCAACGACTAGCAACGCGGTCTGGATAACATCGATCATCGGAACCTGTATCACTTGTAAATCTCCTGCTCTGGACCCACCTTAACTGGCAGGCACACCGCTGTCACGTTTTGGCCTTGCGCGTGGAGCCGCTTTGCGAAGTAGACGCAGCGGTCCACGCTCTCGAAAAACATATCGTCGCTGACCTTCCTCTTGTCGTCATTGAGGCCGATCCATACCGTCAGGACAAAGGCGTGGACAATCTCCACATCAACTGCGCCCCGTCAGTCGCTTCACCGTCTCAGTTTCCCAGATGCGGATTAGCACCCAGACGCCAGTGATCAGAGCCACGGCGTTCGGTGCCATATCCATCATCGCAGCGGCGGTGCCTGTACCCGCCGCAACATCAACAAAGATTTTCTGCTCTTCTGGCATTAGCTTGCTGTGTATCCCTTGCCAGCAGTGATGGCGGCATTGACCGCAGTCATGCCTTCACTGCCCCAGTCATCCTTTGCCACCATCAGTTCGAGATGCTCGACATTGCGGTCAACTGTATCCTGACGGGCAGCAGCACTATAATCAGCCATCTGCTCTCCAGCAATTACTGCATTGATAAGGTCAACGCTGTGGCCCATAGCTGTGTAGTCTTGTGCGAGTTCTTCTGCTGTTCGTGCCATTATTCTGCCTCCAGTGTAGCTATACGAGCCTCAAGTGCTGTGATTGTTGCTTGCTGTTCTTGAATAGCTTTGATGCACAACGACACCATATTGCCGTAAGCCAACGCATCCGGCTCATCGTCATCGTTGTAGGTAACAAACTCTGTCAGGCCAGCATCGTGTACCTCTTCAGCAATCAAGCCGCCGAATACAGCGTCCCCGTCATTGTTGCCCTTGTAAGTCACAGGACGCAGTGCAAGCAGTTCAGTCAAGCCGTGAGTGGCGTCGGTTATGGTGTTCTTATAGCGGCGGGATGATGTGGAGCGTCTAAATATTCCGTTTGAATCAACCTGCAAATTGGCACCGCTTCCGGTGGTATCACTGTATGTTTGTGGGACTACAAGTGTGCCACTATCGCTGAGATAAAGACGAACAACGCCATCGCCATCTGACAAGAATATATGATTGCTAGCTGTGCGAAAATCGTACTGACCATTGTTTCCGTTGTAGCTACCGATGATGGTGTTCTTGGAGCCGGTAGTAATAAATTCACCAGCACCCTTGCCAAAAAAGGAATTGACAGTACCTGTGGTAATTCTTTTACCGGCATCGACACCGAAGGCACTGTTGTAACTTCCGGTAGTCACACCCCCAAGTGCCGCATAACCAAAAGCCGCGCTATGGATGGCTTCAGTGCAAGCATCCAAAGCTGTTGCACCTACAGCAGTATTCAAAGTTCCTGTTGTATTTGCACCTAACGCATCGTGGCCTATGCCGACATTATAATCGCCTGTTGTGTTGGCATCCATCGCACGATTGCCAATTGCCACGCCACCACTTGCTGTAGTGTTAGCAGCAAAAGCAGTGTACCCCACAGCGGTGTTTGCTGCGCCAGTAGTGTTTAACGTAAGTGCGTTATAGCCAACGCCTGTATTGTTGTTTGCCGTAGTATTCGCCGACAATGCCTGATAGCCCAACGCAGCATTTTGCGCGCCAGTGGTATTGGCATCGAGTGAACGACCCCCCACAGCCACGTTGCTAAATCCAGTTGTGCTTGCGGTCAGGGCTTCGTGGCCTACAGCAGTGTTGTTATTGCCACTTGTGTGAGCAGTCATTGCGGCAGAGCCAATTGCCGTATTGTTCGCACCACTCAAGCTACCATCATCAAGCGCAGTGTTGCCCAACGCAACATTAGCTGTGCCTGTCGGGTAGTTACCGTCCAGCTTGATGGTGCCGCCGTCCACGCTGACATTGCCAGCAACAGTGAGGCCGTCAATCGCATCCGTGCCATTGGCAAAAGCGCCAAGCTGCTTGGTCAATTCTCGCATTGAGTTATTGACGGCGCTGGGGAGCATGCCTTCGGCAATGGAGATGCCGCCGATGTCGGTGTTGTTCCCGGCGGTGGTGCCGTCGTAGTCGGCGATTTTATCTTTCGACATTATGCGTTCTCCAGTGCCGTTAAGCGTGTTTCAATATCTGCCAGACGCTGCTCAGTAGCTGCGCCGACAAACGCCAGCAACTCAGGGTAGCGGATGCCAAGCCGTGTGCGCTGCGTTGCGCCTTCCGGTGCTTCGTCTGCTGTATGGTAAGTGTCGATGCGGGTGTAAGCGTCCTGCGCTTCAATGCCAGCTTCTTCATCAGCCTCAACAGCCGCAACATCTGTGCTTGTTTCCCACCACGTATTTGAACACCAGAAGGCATAGTTGCTTGCGTCTAAGCCAGCGTCTGTCATTGCAGTCTGCACCTCTTGTGCAATATGGCCGGTATGTGTACGGGCCGCATCGCCTTTAGCTGCGACTGCGCTGTTCCACTTGAATGTTTTGAACAATTTGCTTAGTGCTTTTGCTGCTGTAATTTCAGCAGTGGTCAGGCTGGCAATCTGCTGCTTTTCGTTTTGGTCGGATGTTTGAATGCTGGTGTTAGTAGCAAAAATGTCATCAAACCGGGCTGACGCAACTCCTAAATCTATAGAGTTGTCAGCCGTAGCACCGGCTCCGTTGCAAGGCAGGATATTATCAGTTCCGTTGTCATCAAACCTAAAACCTACGTTATTATCAGCAACATAGATGCCACCGCCGTTATGTGAACCAATACTTCCCACAGTGCCGTTTGCTTTTCTAAGTTCTAAAATGGTGCCATCGGACGTATTACGGTTCAGTACCAGAGCCTCTTGTCCATTAGACGTAAAGAAACTTTTGTCTGCACGAATGTTTGCACCAACATCTGTTGAGTTGTTTGCCGTCTTGCCCACCAACAAGTTGCCGCTGCTGTCGATACGCATACGTTCTGCATTGCTTGTAAAAAACCGCATCGGCGTGGCTTCATAATTGTAGAACGCCATCCCGTCGCTGCCATTAAACAAGCCAACAAAAGAGCCATCACTGCTACCTGTTCCAGTTGTGTCATTTTGGAACCTTATTTTTACTTCGCCACTGCTTTTGAATTTGCCGTCGCCAATGACGTGCAATGGACTTTCAGGGGACGCAGTGGCGATACCCACGTTGCCCGACGCAATAATCGTGTCGCCTGTCCCATTCGGGTCGAGGGTAATGTCGCCATTCGTGTCGGTGCTGCTGATGGTGTTGCCGTCGATGCGGATGTTGTCCACGTTAAGCTGATCTGCCGCTGGCGTCTCAAGCGCCACCGCGCCGGTACTCACCTGCTTAAGGTCGGTCATAATTTCCCGCAGCGCGTTATTGATCCCGCTCGCGGCGCAGCCTTCGGATATGTCTACCGACTGCACGTCGGTGTTGTTGCCGGACGTTGCGTCGTAATCGCGGATCGAGTTTTTGGCCATCAGGTTGTTCCTTCGTTATCGTGCGTGCAGTTTATCACGGCTCGCGGGCTATGGCACTATGGGGTGACGCGGGTCATGCGCGCACCGCCCTCAGTGACGGCATACGTTACGGGTTTACCGAGACGGTCGCGGACGGTGCGGTACTCGACGCCCTGCTCAGGGATGCGCGCCTCACCTGCGCCGGGCAGCATGCCCGCCTCAGCGGATGGGATGCCGAGCAGGCCAGACGCCGCCGGGGTTACCATTGGCGCAGCCTCAGCGGCCAGCAGGCCAGCGGGGGCGGAAGAGCGCATGCCTGCGCTTATAGTGGGGATTACTCCAGCCTGCCTGCCGCCCATTAGCGGAACCTTAGACGGCACAGTGAAGCCGCCAGTGACGGCTTGACCGATGGGCGTGTAAATACCTTTTCCGACGCCCAGCCCCACGCCGGTTAAAACTGGGTCAAGATAACCGCTTCCGCCCATCAGCATCATTGTTGATGTTCTTAGCGGCGAACTTTCGGGAACCTTTGAACCGATAGCTTCTATCGCAGTTTCTGCGAACTTTTGAAGCCGTCCCTCGCCCTGTGCAAGTCGGGATAGTCCGGCTGGTCCAAGTCTCTTTTCTTGCCTGCGAACAGCAGACAAAAGTTGATTAGGGGTAAATGCACTATCCGTGGCAGAAGCAGCGGCCTCTCGGATTGGATAATACATTGAGTAGGCTTTATTGACCTTTGTCAGCTTTTCCGCCTTTGCGGGGAACTGTGCCGCAACGATTTCCAAAAGTTCCGCGTCAAGTTCCCTCAAGGCTTCGCCTAGAGCCTTTTGGTAGGCGTCAGTGGAACGAGAAAAGCCAGCGGCAATCGGCGACAAGCTGGACTGGGCTTCCTTTATGGCCGCGCCCGTAAGCCTATCATTAACGGCCCTGCTAATTATCTGATCGACGGCAAACTGCTCTAGTTGCTCGGCCTGCTGCGGCAACACCCTAGCCTTATATGGCTCAATTATCTTCGTTAATCTGTCAAGAACTTCATCCGTTACTTCTATGTCAACGCCCTCAAGGGCATCATCGTAACTTTTATTAAATATCTCTTGCGCTTGCGTGGCGGCGGCCCTTGGGTCTGTTCCGCGCTTAATGGTTTTCCCCAGAGGCTCAAAAGCCTCATTATAAGAAGCAGTGGCAAATTGCTGAACGGCTTTGTATCTTGTTGGCCCTATCATCTCCGCCCCAATAGGCAGCCTCGACGCACCCTCCTCAAGCATACCAATAGTGCCGCCAAGACGCTGGCCCACAGACAGCGGGATGCCGCGCTTGATCAGCGCCTTTGCGCTTTCTGTAATCGCGGGGGCATACCTAGCGCCCGCATACCCCAGACCAGCACCGAGAGCCATAGAGGCCGGTATATCTCCCGCAGTCTCAGCGGCACCGGCACCGTACAGCGCACCGCCAGCAGCGGCCCTGCTTATCGGGGTTGTGGCCTGCATGCCTTTTTGCGCGACCTTAGCAAGCCCCGGAACCTTAGACGCAACCTTCAATAACCCGCCCGGCGTCATAATTGCTGCGCCGATCTCAAGGCCAAAAGACAGGATTGGGTTCTCGCCGCGAAACTTTGAAAGTTCGGCACTTGTCGCCTTCTTTGCCTCTTCATATGTCTCGTCGCCAAGGACGCTGCGTACATACGCCTCAGCCTCGTCAGCGAAGCCGAAGGTGACGCCCTGCCCTATGGAGCGAGCCACGCCAGTGGCAAAGCTAACCGCGTCCCAATCGCTTTTTTGCTTTTCAGATTTTCCAGCGGGTTTGACGACAACTGCGCCGGGAAGGTTTGAGAGATCGTCAGACATCATCTTTCCTTATACACAATTTCGCCGTTAGGCAGGACGGCGTATCCGCCAATAGGGACGCTATCCCACTGATCCCTGCTCGTAATCTCTACTGGATTAAGATAAAGGCCCGGTATAGCCGCCTGCTCTTTTTCTTTTAGCTTGTCTTGTACGGTTCTCTCAAGCTGGTCAAGCTGAAGAAGCAAGGCTGTCTTTCCAGCTTTTGCCGCCTTTGCGGAGTTTGGTGAAGTCAAAAGGTTGTCAAGGATTTGGAAGTCACCGCCCACCAGAGCGCCAAGTTCATACAGGTTTTTCAAGTCAAGGCGAAGCACTTCAGCTACAGTTGATGCCTTAGCCATTTCGTCCGTTGGAAAGCCACCCGCCCCAGAAAGCATGTCTTTCCGATCAAATGTTTCGGCCATCAAAAGGTTTCTGTATTGATTTAGCCTCATACCCATCGTCCCAAGTTGAGACGCGAACTTAGATGTTTTGACCGTCTCCGGGCTTGGCCTTGTTGTTACTTCCGGCTCAACGTACCCCGGAGGCTTGGGGAACTGAGACATGTTTGCGCCGGGGATGGTTTCAATCGTTTCGTTGCCTTGGTCGTCAAAAGACCTAATCGTGCGCGGGGCGGCGGCCTCTCCATACGCGAGAGAATACGCCTGCATCTCTGGGGCGGTAGCTGTGCCAGCCTCAACCTTCGGTGCAAGATCAATGAGCATGTTAAATGCGCCAGCCTTGAAGCCAGACCCTTTGAACATGCCACTGCCAGCGGCCTTCTGCGCTTTGATTTGCAAGTCAGCAGTCTTGTACGCACGCTCAAACTTGGCCTGCTCCGCTGCCGCCTCAGCCTGCTTGGCCTGCGTAAACGCCTGCAAACCAGCCGCGCCCATACGCGCCAGACCCTGACCTATTGAGGTGGGCTGAAGCTGAGGGCCAGCGTAGTCAAGCCCGGTCAGCGCTGCCGCCGCGAGACCTTGGCCTGTCGGTGATGTCAGTGGCTGACGGAAGGCGTCGCCGATAGCCTGCATCGGACGAGGCGCAGGCGGCGCGAGGCGTGGGCCGGGCGGGATAGACGCGCCGCGCATCGCCGCCTGCTCAAGTGGCATGATCGGGCCAGCCGTCGCACGCTGTTGTGACCTTGCGGCGGAAAGCTGAGAAGGCGACAGGGCCATTGGCGGCACAGCGCCAGACGGCGTCGTGTACTGCGGGATGCGTTGCGCCGTGGCTGCTGGCTGCGGGAAGCCCTGAAGCAGCAGTTGGTTCGCTCGCGCCGGAGACATAAACCCAAGCTGCACAGGCCGTGTCATTCTGTTTGCCATATCTTACCCCAACAATCCTGCGACTGCGCCTAAGCCAGCGCCAAGTCCGCCGCCCATACCCGGTATCATTCCGGCAAGCTGCGCGCCGCCCATTGCACCAGACAGCGCCGAAAGCGCAGGCTGGCGATACACCGGCTGCATTGTCTGGCCGCCGACCGTGCCGCCCGCCACCGTTGCCATATAGTCCGCCAGAGCCGCGCGAGGTGCCTCCTGCTCGAACTGGAAACGCTGCATGCTGGCAGCAAGTTCTGCCTGATCCTGAGCCTCGCGTGCCGCGCCGACCTGCGCCAGCGTCTGAAGGTCAGCCTGACCAAACTGACGCGCGCCGGGTGCCTGTGCGATTGCGGTCTGCTGCGCCTGATACGCCATCGGCGCAAGTGCTTGGGTCAGTGCCGCCTGTTGGTAGCCTGAGCCGTAGCGCCCAGCCTTTGATGCCTCGGCCTGCACCGCCTCAATGGCTGGCCTGAACGCCGCCGCCATCAGTGGGTTTGTGCCGGTCAGGTTCTGCATCACCACGTCCTGAACCGCGCCGATGAAGGGCGAGCCGGTGATTGCCTGCTGCCGCAAGCCGCCCAGTGCCATCTCGCTCTCTGGCGAGAAGCCAACCGTTGTCGCGCCGGGGTAAAACTGCTGCGGCGAGCCGTACATCTCTTTGGCCTCAGAAAGACCAAAC